ACATGAATGAGTTTTATATTCCAGCAAATTTATTACCAATAAGCGATAGCAATATTGAAATGCCTGAGCCACAACCATCAATGGATATTGATAAAATGGAAATTAAGTATGAGGTTGTTGGTATGGATGACCATTATACAACAGTTGAGGAAGCTGAGGCAAGAGCAAGAGAAATGGGTGGCAGTGGTCATCATGAGCATAATGTTGAAGGTCAAGTATTTTATATGCCATTTAGCACACACCAAGAATATTTGGATAATAAAGATTATTATGAAAATGAGGAAAAACAAGTTAGTGCAAGAGTTGAAAAAGCATTAAAAAAAAAAGTAGATGACCATAATGAATCTGTAAGCGCTGCTACAAAAAAAACAAATCTAAGAACATTAAAAGCAGTATTCAAAAGAGGTGTTGGTGCATATAATACAAATCCTGAAAGTGTTAGGCCAAGTGTTAGTAGTGCTGACCAATGGGCAATGGCAAGAGTCAATAGTTATTTATATGCTTTAAAGAATGGTAAATTTAGAGGCGGTAAACATGATACTGATTTATTTCCTGAAGGACATCCATTGAGTTCTAAGAATGAAAAAAAAGCAGAGGGATATTCTGATTATCCACAATCTGCAACTAACAATGCAAAAAGAATGATTGAGTGGCGAGAAAAATATGGCAGAGATGAAGTTAAAGGTGGCACTGCTGTTGGTTGGCAAAGAGCAGCAAGTTTAGCCGCAAGAGAATCATTAAGTAGGGAAACTGTTGGTAGAATGGCCGCATTTAATAGGCACAGAAAAAATTCAACTATTGACCCTAAATATAAAGACACCCCGTGGAAAGATAAGGGTTATGTTGCTTGGAATTTATGGGGCGGCACAAGTGGCGTGAATTGGGCTATGAAAAAAATGGAATCAATAAGAAATGACTAATGCCAAAACCAAGACCAAACGAATCAGAAAGAGATTTTCTAAATAGATGTATGTTAGATGATGAAAGTCGTACTGATTTTCCTGACAGCGACCAAAGATTAGCATTCTGTTATTCTCAATACGAGAACAAAAATCATAAACATAAATTTGATAAGAAGTTTGTTAAAAGATGGAAAAATGATTATGAAAAAAAATTAAGGTCAGCAGAAAATAAAGTTATACCAAAAGTCAATAGATTTTATAGAACAGAATATTATAAAGGCATAGATAAATTTATAGAAACTGAAAGAGCAGATTATATGGATTTATTTCACTATGAGTTTTTTCAAAACATATATACAGAAATATACAGGGACATTGGAATTGATATTGCAAAATGGTATGTTAAAAATTATAAGAAATATCAAACAAAAGAATTTAATTCAAAAGATTACATAAGTATTTGGTTAGCTAATTTTACAGCATATGGCCAAAGGGTTGCTGCTGCAAACATTGTTGGTGTTAGTGCTACTGCAAAAAAAACTTTAATTAGATTAACAAGAAGGTTGTTTAGCGACCCATTATATGCAACATTAGGAGCAGCAGAAAAAGCCAGAATACTTAGAAAGCAATTTAAGCATTATTCAAGATTTCAGGCAATAAGATTAGTTAGAACTGAATCAACAAGAATTGCTAATTATTCATTACAAGTTACGGCCAGTGAATTGTTTGCTGGTCGTAGAATGATGAAGCGTTGGATGACATCAATGGATGGCCGTGAAAGAGATTGGCATGCTGTTGCTAATGGTCAAGTTGTTGAATCTAACAAACCATTTATAGTTGGTGGTGAATATTTACAAAGACCAGGTGAAGGCTCAGCAAGAAATGTTGTTAATTGTAGGTGTTCAGTTTTTTATTTCCCAGCCAATGATGAGGGGTCAATATTTAGCTAATTTTATTTTTGTAATTTTGCTTAAAATTAAAGATTATGAACTTTTTATATAAAGCAGCACCACTTGGTGAATTAACTGATTATGATGAAAAAAATTCAATCGTAAAAGGTTATGGGTCTTATTTTGATAATAAAGACAGCGACCAAGATATTATTAGGAAAGGTGCATACAAAAAAACCATTGAGGAAAATGGTCAAAGGGTAAAATATTTATATCAACACAACATGATGCAACCCATTGGAAAAATGGAGGAATTATATGAGGATGAAAAAGGATTAGTATTTGTTGCGTCAATTCCAAAAACAAGTTTAGGTAATGATGTTATTGAGCTAATGAAAGCTGGTGTTATTACTGAAAACTCTGTTGGTATAATGCCAATTGTAAAAGAAAATAAAGATGATTACAGAGAGATTAGAGAGGTAAAACTTTATGAGATTTCTGCTGTAACACTTGCTGCCAATGACCAAGCAAAAATCATTGATGTAAAAGGTGAAAAAAATCTTAATGAGGTTTATAAAAGATATGATAATCTTTGTAAACTTTTAAGAAAGGGCAATGTCTCAGATGATATGGGATATGCCATAGAGAGTGAATTGTTGAAACTAAAAACTTTATTCATAAGTGCTACTCAGCCAATTGAGGAAATTACTGAGCCAGTGGAACAAAAGCATGAGGTTAAAGACATATATAATTATTTGTTAAATAGATTAAAAAAGTAATTTTCAATTATGGAGGAAAATTTAAAAAACGAGCTTGACCAATTAGGCGATATTATTGACGCTAAGTTGGAAAAAGCTCACGGACAAGCTGTTGAAAGTGCTACTGGTAAGGCTGATGAAGCTCTAAAAGGTGAAATCAAAAACTTAACAGAAAAATTCAACGAAAGAATGGACGCTATGGAAGTTGCTAATAAAAAACATTTTGAACAAAAAAGTGAGTCAAAAGATTTTAAAAGCAATTTAACAAAAGCGATAAACGAAGGAGTAATTGATTCATTTAAATCTGGTAATTCAGGCGCTGCACAATTCGAAATAAAAGCGGATATGACAATAGGCGCTGATTTCAGTGGGGATGTAATTCCACCACAAAGAGTACCAGGTTATAAATTTGACCCAACAACTCCTATGAACATCAGAGAGCTATTAAATGTAGGCTCAACAAATTCTGATGTAATTAGATTTGTAAAAGAATCAGGATATTCTAATGGCGCTGCTGCTGCAAATGAAGGAGCTACATTAGCACAAACTGATTTCGATATGACTGCACAGTCAGTTAATGTTGAGAAAATCGGAACATACCTTAGAATTTCTGAGGAAATGTTAGCTGATACTCCACAACTATCATCTTATATTTCGCAAAGAGTACCTGCGAAATTAATGGAGGTTGAGGATGACCAAATCTTAGGAGGTAATGGTGTTGCACCAAACCTAAATGGATTATATAATTCAGGTACTGAATTTGACACTTCTGCTTCTGGTAAATTTTATCAGTCAGTAGATGCTGCAAATGAATTTGATGTACTTGTTGCTGCAATTAACCAGCTACAAATCGCAAATTATAGACCTGATTATATTTTATTAAATCCAACTGATTTTCATAAGATACTATTGTTAAAAGATACGACTAACAATTATCTTAAAGACCAAGTTTATCAGGGATTACAACCTAATTTCTTAGGTGTGCCAATCGCTGTAAACAATGAAGTTAACGCTGGGTCATTCTTAGTAGGAAACTTCGGTCAGGCATGTCAATTATGGGTAAGAGAAAATGTTAATGTTGGCTTCTACAGAGAGGACGGCACAAACATTAGAGACGGATTCGTTACTGTAAGAGTTCAAGAAAGAATTGCTCTTGCAACTTATCTGCCTAATGCAATAATTGATGGTGTATTCAGTACTGCAAAAACAGCATTAGAGACGCCGTAATAGGTTGATTTAATAGCTTTTTAGTACAAAGAGGGGTGTTTTTCACCCCTTTTTTTATTTTTTTTTACAGGGGTAGAGTGAAAAAAAACCTTTTTTTTTAAGTTTTTTTTACAATCGTAAAGAATTTTTGCATATATTTGAGTATAATTAAAAAAAAACATTATGAAATTTATACAAATTAAATCCAAAACAAGAAAACAACTTGACAAATTATTTGCTGGTCTTGGCAAAGATGAAAGAACACTCATTGATGATACATTATGTGGAAACTCATCACTCTTTAAAAGCAAAGAGGAAATGATATATTATATTTTTGACGCTTGTCAAGATACTGACATATTTTGTCCAATACAAGACCAAAAAGTATGGAACATGAGAAAGTGGACAAAATATAATCTAATGTATTATGTCGCAGCAATTAAATATGTACTTTCAAAGCCATCTCATGTAAGACCAATGGTTGAAAAAAGGTTGTTTGGTTAAAATCGCTGATGAGCCTGTGAAACTCAGGCGAAACACCTCACACGAGGTGTCCGATTATAAAAAAAAACAATATGAGTAATTTAAAAGATATAATAAAAACTAAAAAAGAACTTATGATTCTAAAATCAGCAGATGTTTATGAACTTTGTATGAAAGTAAAAGACATAGACAGTTATAATGGTACATACCTTAAATGTGTCAAAAATATAGCATATAGAATGATAACAGAACAGGCTGAGTATCTGCTTCTTGCTGGTGAAATGTCAGATAGATTTGGTCAAAGAATTGAGATGAAATATTTTAATTTAAATGAAACTCGCAACTCAAAAAAAATAACTAAAATTGATAACAAAATTATGAGTTTAACAAATGAAATTTTTGAGATAGCAAAAAAAGTTGACGAATTAGAATTGGGAAAATACTAAAAACTATGGATTGGATAATGCAAAAAAACTTAGATATAATTATGAGCGCAAAAGAAACTTTAAATCACAACATTAAAAGAAAAAAACAATTAAGAAAAATTAATCATCCTTCAATGGCAAAAGATTGGGAAACCATTAGCCGAGAGGAACAGAAAAAAAGAATGCATTTTTGGAAAATAAGTATTAACTTAAAAAAAAATGATGGTGAAGTGAGATAGTTTTTCATAGAGTTTTTATTTTGTTTTTAAGTGGGTATTAATAGTACCCACTTTTTTTTTGTATATTATTAAAGTGAATCATAATCAAAAAGGTTGTTTTGCTGAATATCACTTTGCATCAACAGCCATGCTGAATGGTTTTAAAGTATCTATTCCATTATTAGATTCAAGTCAATACGATTGTATATTAGAAAAAAATGGTAAGCTGTTTAAATTGCAAGTAAAGTATTTAGGTGCTGATAGATATAAGCATGGAAAGTCAACTCAAATATCTTTAAAAAGAACAGGCACACCAACATATGATTTTAAGTATGTAGATTACTTTGCATTATGGAGTGAGGAATATAAAGGTTTTTTTATAGTTAAAAATGAAGGGCAGAAGTCATTAAGGTTATCCATGCACAATAAGTATAAAAATAATTTTAATAACTTTGCATTGATTTCATAAATAGTTTAAGAGTGTCGTAAAGCAAATTCTTTATGGCACTTTTTTTTTATCTTTACATAAAATTTATATTATGAAAATAAAATTATTAATGCCAATGGTAAAAAATGGCAAAGAAATACAAGAGGGTGCTATTATGGATATTCCTGACGCAAGTGCGCCTAAATGGATTGCAAAAGGTTGGGGTGAGCCTGTTGGTCAAAAAAAAGAAAATAAGGCCAAAAAAGAAACCAAAGAATTAAAATTAGATTCAAAAGAAAGTAAATAATGAGAGAGATTAAGATTCATTCAACAACTGGCTCTGAAATTGTGCCATCGTCAGATTTTAAAGCGTATGCAAGAATAGATACAAGTGCTGATGATTCTTTAATAGCTTTGATTATTACACAAGCAAGAATTTGGTGCGAAAATTATATATCAAGAGATATTGTCGCTAAGGATAGAACTTATTATGTTCCTAAAAGCGAGACAGGTATTTTTGATATTCCTTTTGGGCCAGTTGCAAGTATTACAAGTGTCCATATTGATGGCGAGGCAACTACTGATTACACAATGCTTGGATTAAACAATGAAAGCATAGATTTGGATGGTAGTGCAGAAAAAATTAAAATTCGATACACAACATCAGGATTAGACGATTCGCTCTTAAAACAAGCTATAAAGCAGTTAGGGGCTACATTCTATGAAAATAGAAATGATTTTGTAGAAGGTAGAATACATGGATTAATTCCAACAGATACAAGAGATATATTAAATTCATATAAAAATATGTTTATATAATGAATCCTGGTAAAATGAAAAATAGAATCGCATTTTACAGATTCGTTACATCATCTGATTCTTATGGCGGTTTTCTTTCGTCTGGTGAGACCCTCGTAAACACTGTTTGGGGCTATTCTAAGGCCATTTCAGGAGAATATGTAGACCAAAGTGGCCAAAGACAAAGAACTAACGAGGTTGAGGTTATAATTAGAAAAAAAACATTTGACATTGTTGATAATAATGAAATGACATTTAAAATTGACGGCTCAGATAGTTATAGAATAAATGATGTATTTGAAAGTGATATAGATAAATATATAACACTAAAAGGAACACTGGTAACATAATGGCACAATTTAGCGTACATGTAAATAAAAATGATATTAGAAAATTTAACAAAACAATGTTTATGTTAAAAAACTTTGCAAGTAATGAGTTTACTAAAAGTGTTCAAACAGTTGCAAGTAATATTGTTGGTATGGCTAAAATGCGTTCACCTGTTGACACTGGTGCTTTAAGACAATCAATAACAACAGACAGTAAAAGAATTGGGCCTTATTTAATTGAGGCAGCAGTAGAAGCAAATATGGATTATGCTGGTTATGTTGAGTTTGGTACTTTTAAGCAAAAACCACAACCATATTTTTTCAACTCTGTTAGAGATGGTTTGAGACATTTTAATAAAGACATACAAATTAAAATTAAAAAAATTAGTACAAGATGAAAGACCCAATGTATCTTATTAGAGGAAAAATTATTACAGCACTTAATGGCAATATAACATTAAACAGTGCCAATGTTCCTGTTACAAATAAAGTTAGAACAAATCAAAGTACGCCATATGTTTGGGTTTATTCTTTAAGCACAGATGCTGTTGATGATAATTCTACAAAATTTTGCACTGATGTCGTTACAAGAATTGAATGCGTAACAAGATTCAATGGTGATTTGGGTGGCGATTTGGATTCAAATAAATTAGCTAATTCATGTTTAAATTTATTAATCAGCAAACCTATTTCAGGATTTGATTTAAGTTCTGATAATTTTAATGTTTATACATCAACATTAGAGGGTGTAAACTATGTTCAGGAACAAGCTAACGACCACACCTATTATAAAGCTATAATAGAATTGTCAAATAGAGTCGAGCAAACTTCATAAAAAAATAAATCATTAATTTTGCACTATTATTAAGTTAGTATGGCACACGAGATTAATGAAAATACACAGCTAAAATTAGATTTAAAAACTATTGTTTTAATTATTGGTTTTACAGTATCGTTAGCCAGTATGTATTTCGTTATGGCAAATGACATTCAAGAAGCCAAAGAATTGCCAGTACCAGTTGTGTCGGAAAAAGAAGCAGAATTTAAAGACAAATTAATTCGTTCACAAATTGACTTAACACAGCAGCAAGTCGAAAACATTCAAGAGGATGTTAGAGAAATAAAAGAAACAGTTGAAAAGATTGAGGAAAGAATTTATGAACTTAAAAACTAAAATATGTGTCCTGTTAATTGTCCTGTTTGCATTTTCTGTTAAAGCACAAAACTATAAAGATAATATTAGTGTAGTTTTATTTAGTGCTGAATTTGCTGAACAAATCTCATTAAAAGATTACAGAAACCATAATACATTTACTTTTGATTTTGAAAATGATAAACACGAAAAACATTTTTTAAATGAAAGTATTGAATTTTTGCCGACAATTATTTTATTTAATAAAGGGAATGAAATTATTAGAATTGAGGGTAATATAACTTTAAAACTTCCTGAAAATTATAAGGAAAAAATGAAAAAAGAAATTAATAAACTAATAGAAAATAAATTTTAGATGAAAAAATTATTATACATATTGTGTGTTTTGTTTTGTTTTAATTTGAACGCACAAATTTTAAAAAAGTTTTATGATGAGGTGTTTAAATATTCAACAGTTTATATAGCTGGTGATATGTCAAATGCTTATGAAAATACTCGTAAAGATTATTTTGTTGAAAGACCAGATGCTGATGATTTATATGCAATACCCAAAGTAATTGATGTTACAGAATATTATCCATTTGATTATCGTGCTGGTATAGGTGTTAGGAGAATGGCAAGATTTGATTATGAAATAAAACAAAACTATATTGATGGAACTGAAAACATGATTGGACTTTCAGCGCCAACAGCAGCAGTAAAAGGATTTGAATATTTATTCCATTGGGAAAAAGAGCGTGAGCGTGGTGAGGAATTTATTAACACAAGATATTTTTTAAGACATACAGGTAAATATCATATTGTAAAATTAGAACAAAGAGAACAGGGTAATGTTGGTTTTAAATATCAATCTGGTGAATTGAGATTCAGAATACCAATAGGATTTAAATTTAGTTTTTCATTGGGTGCTATGTATAGAACTCATCAAACAGCCTATGGTTATAATCCAATAGAAATATGGCTAAATGAAACTGCTATTTGGGTTAATCCAGATACTGGTCAGGAAATAGAATATCCAAAAAATGCTTGGTATTCATTAGGCTATGTTTATGGATATACAGACCACTTAACAAGATACACTGATGTCCAAACAAATGAACAAAGAACAGATTGGATATGGAAAGATAGTAATGGTAAAATTGTTGCTTATAGTGATATTGATTTTAGAAATGGTGTCTTTGGTGATTTAATGAATAGATACAACAATGAAATTTGGGATGAACTTGATGGCTTTGGTGTTGTATCACCTGTCGTTGTC